TATACATCTACCGCGAGCGGTATCTGCGCAATATCACAGTCGATAAGCACGCAGAAGCGATTAAGCAGATGTCGCAAGGTGAGCGATACGAAGCGACTTTTGCAGACCATGACGCTGGCGAGCGTGCAATCTTGCAAGCTCATGGCATAGAGACGAGAGCCGCGATTAAAGACGTTAAGCGCGGGATTAACACGGTTTACTCGATGATCGAGCGCGGCAAAATCAAAGTGCATAGAAGTTGCACTGGCCTCATAAGTGAGCTGCAGTCGTATCAGTGGAAAGACGGGCAAAAAGGCGACGAGCCGAAAAAAGAAAATGACCATGCTTGCGACGCTTTACGCTATATGGTGATGGGTATCTTTGCGCAGCCCGCGGCTTCTTCTTTTGACGTCTCGTGGTTATGATTGACGTGCTATCGCTAACAGGTGAGGTGAGGCAGTGAGTCTCGAAGACGTACTTTTCAAGCAGGTTTGCAAAGACTACAGGCGGCGTAATGACTATATCTTCTATCGCCGTGCGTTAAGAACTGACCTGGTTGGGTCATGGGACAACGTCGAGGCGGATTCTGCTGCTGCGTTCCTGCAGGTGCAGCCGACGGCGCGTGAGGTCGGCAAAGAACTTGATGCTGAAAAAATATCTCACTTAATCCGCTTCCCATACGAGTCTAATGCGGGCTATGCGCAACGCTTTCTTCTTTCGTCGGATGGCGGCGAATCGTATCGCATAGCGTCTGAGCTTATCGGTCACCTCATGCGTCCCGGGTACACGCTGAATCTGGACGGCTTTGCTGATGAGTATGTGCAGAAGTTGCAATACAACATTGACAACGAGGGCACGGACTTCCCAGCGTTCGCGGCGGATGTGGCGCTTGAGCTTATCGGCATTGGCCGCGCTACTTATCTTACGACCACTGATGAGCAAGGCAGCCTTTACACGTCGAGAGTCAAGCGTGAGAACATACGCGACTACCAACCAGCAGGCGATGCGCTCGACTTGATAATCTTTGATAAGTGTCGATACCGCCGCGAAGGTTACGAGTTGTATGAGGACGAGCTTGCTGTGCTCATATCGCCAACAGAGTGGATATACGGCGACAAGAAGACGCGAGCCATATCGCGCTTTGAAAATCCTCTCGGTGCTGTTCCGGTGGCAGATGTGTGGTTTGCGGACGGAACACCGTTGCTTGCCTCAGTATGCAGATTGCAGTACTTGTTGCTTAACGCTGAGTCAGTGCTCGCTCAAAAAATCCGCAATCAGGCAATTGCAATCCTCAACGGCCCGACTGGCATTCGTGAACAACTAAAGACACTGAGCGCGCAGAAAGTGATTGAGCTGCCGCCAGACTCTTCACGCGGTCTCGAGTGGGCGGCGTATCCAGCGGCGAGTTTGGACGCTGACTTTAAGTATATTCAATTCTTGGTGCAAAAAGTCACGATGCTTGGCGCGATGCGAATGCAGACTGATGCGCCGCAAAGTGGCGAGTCGAAGATGTGGGACTTCCTTTCGCAGCAATCTCTGCTTGAGCAGATAGCCACCGCCGTCGAAAATTGCGTGAATAAAGTCCTGGACGACTGGGAAATGTACGCACAGACGCCGCACGTTGAAAAGCGTTTTGTGCTCAATCGCTCTTATGACGCTCGCAGTTTGAAAGAGACTTTGGAACTTATCTTTCAGGCGATGACGCTGCAACTGGGCGAAACTGTCGAGACTAAGCTCAAGATGACAGCACGTGACGCGCTTACGAAACTTGGTGTTGCTCTGAGTGACGAAGAGAAAGCGCAGAGTGACAGCGAAATTGAAAGCGCGAATGATGAAGCGCGTAATGTGGAATTTTACGCTGCAGAAATTTTGAAACCACAAGGAGAGATGAGGAATGAAAACACTTGAGCAGATACTTGAGACACTAAAGACGATTACACCAGAGACAGCAGAGAAGACTGTCGAGACTGTTACTGGCGAACTGCGCAATCTGATATTCGAGGAGCGCACACACGCGCACAATATGGCACGCGAGCAGATGCACAAGACGATTAAGACGCAGCTCGCAGGGTTGGCACCGGATGAGTTTACGAATCTTGAAAAAGCGCGATGGGAAGATATGATACCAGTTATCGCCGGGAAGATAAAAAATGACAGTGAGAAGCCGGCGAAGAAACAACAAGAGCAGACTGAGACGCCTGAGCAAATCCGTGCACGTCTTGAAAGCGAATACGCAAAGAAGCTCGAAGAAGAGCGCCGCGCCCTGGCTGTGCAGTCTGCTATGTCGCAGATTGAGGCTGCTGCAATCGCAAAGCGTCTTGATCCTTCTTACAAGTCGATTTTTTCTGCTGCGCTGGCGAATGAGGTTGACGTTGAGCTAACTCAGGACAACAAAACGGCCTTTAAAAGCAAGGCAGATGGAAAGTATTTCGTGCGCGACGGCCAGCACGCAACGCCGGAATATGTCGCCGAGGAAATACTCAAGCGCTATCCTCGCCTTGTCGCGCAGCAGGTACAGGCGCCGCAGCCGCCGACAACCACGAACGGGATTGCGGTTGACAAGTTGAAAGCCGGATTGTCAGAACTTAAAATCTTTGCACAATAGGAGGTGAGCTATGTTTGTTGTATTTCGACCTAACGGTGAATTTCATCGCGTCGAACATGACGTGAGACGTGCAGAACGTTTTAAGCTCGAAGGCTATACAGTCTATAATGCAGCAGCGCAGAAATTGCCTGACGGTTATGACATAGTCTTTGAACTTGGAACGGTACAGATTCGACCTGGCACAAAAACTTTCGTGCCGAAAGAAGAGACGAAGAAGAAAAAAATTGACGCGACGACTACAGAGAAGTAGTATTGCGTCATCACGCGGCGCGGCGTTAAACGCGCATGGGTCACCCCTGACAACGGCTCAATCTGAGCAAGTGCATAAGCACCGAAAACTAACACAAAGATAGGAGACCAAAAAATGGCCTTAACATTGTTACAAGCCGCGCAAGCGTCCTCTTCAACGCTGCGCCAAGGCATCGTCGAGCACATCGTCGAGACTTCGCCGATGTTAGCACGACTTCCTTTTGAGGAAGCGCCGAGTTTGCGCTATGAGGTAGCACTGCAGAAAAGTCTGCCGCAATCAGGTTTTCGTGCGTTGAATGCGAACTATCAAGCGACAAACTCAACATATGACCGCGCGACAATCCACCTTAAGCCACTCGGTGGTGAAGTTAGGATTGACCGCTTGCTTGCGGACGTACCTGACGTGAATAATCAGCAGCTTTATGCTACTGAGTTACGCGCACGTCTGCGTTCTGCGTCTCTTGCTTACAAGCGAGCGTTCATCAAAGGCAACTCGGCGAACCCAGCTGAGTTTGATGGATTGCAGACATGGTTTGACCAGGGCGTGCTGACTGAGGTAGTCGATTTTGCAGCAGCAGGCGCGACGATTATATCGCAACCTGCATCGACAGTGATAGCGAAGATGCACGAGGCGATACAGCGCTGCCACACCATTCCCGATTTAATCCTCGCGAACAGGACAATCATCGGGCAATTGTCAGCTCTTGCTCTCGCAGGTGCGGCGAATATCGCGTTTGCTCAATACTTTGAAATGTCGAAAATGGACATCGGCAATATCAATGGACAATCACGCATGGTGTCTGTTGGTTCGATGTTTGGAATCCCTGTTATCGCGATGGATACAGACGAAACAGGTGCAGAAGTGCTGCCGTTTACTGAGGCGTCGCCGGATGGCTCAAACAACGCTTGCGCTTCAATCTACTTTGTGTGCCTCGGGGACTCATACGTTCACGGGATACAACAAAGCGCACAAGGTCCGCGCGTGTTCGAGTACGTGACAGAAGCAGGCCACAAGGCAATTGCTGTTGATTGGGCTGCTGCTGTTGCAGTCGAGCATCCTCGCGCTGTGGTTAGAATGCGCGGCATTAAAGCTGCATAAGGAGACTGACGATGCTGTACAATAAGCAAACAAGTTATGACGAGAACCTGCGCGTATCAGTCGCGCAGAACGTAACCGCTGATGACGTCGGCAAAGACGCAGGCGGTACGCCTATCGTGTTGGATGTCGGAAACTGGAAAGGTCAGGCTTTGCAGGTTAATCTGTCAGTGCAGGCGGCAGGCGCTAACACTGATGTCGTTGTCTATGCAGAGTCATCAGACAGCCAGACTTTTGCGAGCGGTGTCTTTATTGATGAGGTTATCATTATCAACGAGACCGCAGCAGTGACAGCGCCGAAGAAATACGGCCCTGCGGGCTTTGTGCCGAAAGGTCGATATGCGCGCATTCGTTACGACTGGACTACAGGCTCGCTGACCGGCGCGACCGCGTGGCTTAGCACAACGCATTGATGGCGTACACAACCGCGCCGAACGCAGATATTGTCGCTCTCGAAATTGGCGAGAGCGACTTTGTGGACTTTGATACAAAATCTACATGTCTTGCAAACGGCGCGGTTAGTGCATCATCGACAACGCTATTATTCGACACGCTTCCGAACCCCGGCGCGATAAAGCAATATGACTTACTGCAATCAGGTGATGAGCTACTGCTTGTTGATTCAGTCAGTTACAACACGCCCGCGCAAGTCGACGGTACACTAATCGTTACTCGCGGCGCGTATGGCACGACTGCTGCACCGATTGCGGATGATGCGGAACTCAAGGTCAAGACGCTTGAGAAAGTAAGGCTTCTCGACATCGCGACGAAGGACATTGAGAATTATCATCAGCAGTACGTCAACCCGCCGGGCCACTGGTACGCAGGAAGTGTACAGCTACAGAGAGCGTGCGCGTTGCAAGCAATCTACTTGCGCAAGTTTTTAGACGCGCGCGAAATTGCAGAGTATGTGAAAAACGTATCGTCAGGCTCATATAATGATACTGTTCTGTCGATTAGTGGCGCGGCTGTGCGGCGACTGAATGATGACGCACGCGCTTTGGTTGACTTTGTGCTTCGGTTGGCAAGAGTTGCTGTTGGCGAGTACGGAAGAGCATGACGAACGCGCAGGAACAACGACTTGCTGAGGTATTGCAACGCGCGAAGGCTTTAGACAATGCAGAGTACATTCTTACGCGCAATACTGCTGACATCGTGAGCTTTGCGCGTTATTACGGGCAAGAGTTAGCACAATTTTTATTCGACTTACTTGACGAGAGAGTTATTCGCCGCGCGACGAATCAGGCTGCGCAGGATTATGCAAAGAGCCTGGCTAACGCAATCAAAAGCGGCGTGCTGAAAAAGCGCATGATGAACCGACAGGCCTTGATTGATAGCCTTTTGCAAGTGTGGAAAGCGCAGTCTGAATCAATCGCAACAGCCAACGCGCAAAGGATGAGCGCGAAAGCAATACAGTTTCAGGCGCTTGCGGTTGCTGCGGAAATACCGACAGAACGATTGAGAGAAATTGAGAGTCTTAATATCACAGCTGCACGGATTGGCGGCAAACTTTACAAGTACAAAGACTTGTCCTCACTTTGGGACAGAATGAATCAAAGCTACGGCACAACTGACACGATTCAATTCCGCAATGGTGCGAATTATCCGATACGCTCTTATGTCGATGCGCGGCAACTTACGACTGAGGC